GGATTACCAAGATAAACTTCACTCATAATAAATTACCTCTGTTCAATCCAATTTAATACTGCAAGTGCTTTTTTGTTAGTATTAGGACTTGCACAAACAAGTGTATAAGTATCACTAATTGTTCCAATACCACTTCTACCTAATTGAAGTGCTGCTTTAATATCAAGATCAACTAACGCACCACTACCATTAATTACAAAACCACTCAAAAGATCACTTCCACCAGATACTGCAGTTTGAGTAATATTATACTGCATAAAAGAGTTTGGATCGGGATGATTTACCCAAGTTCCTCCAGTCAGTGTTGCATTTTGTAGAAGTTGCCAATAAACATTCGTATTATCATCAGTTGCTGCCTGTAATGATCTCAAGAGCATTACACCAGTTAGATTATTAGATTTCAAACGAATGCTTATAATTGGATAAAATGTATTTGCAGATGACATCGTTGTCCCTGTGATGGGATTTGAGATGCTCAAAAGAGTTCCAAGTTTTTCTGGTTCTCCTTCCTGAATAAGAGAATTAGAACCCTGATAAAGATAATGAGTTCCTGCAACACCAGTTATATTTTCTATCTCAAGTCTAATTGGTAAGAATGGAGTAGAACACCAAACTCCTGGATTGGTATTTGAGTTCTCAAAAGTATGAGATGCAACAGTCTCATTCTTCATTAACCAAGCAAATTGAATTATACCTGCACCATACCATTCATAATTGATAGAAATCATTTGTTGTTTTGTTGGATCTGCGGTTACTCCAGTCCACCCATTACCATCAAACTTCTCACCATTCCATTCATCTCTGTATACTCTTGTTTCTGTGGTAATTCCAGTTACACTACTGCGGATTACATAAGAATATGTTCCCCCATCATCCTCAAAATAAACACCATTATTTTCATCAAACAATCCAAATCTTCTACGAATACCTACCTGTGGGGTATCAAGACGAATTGCAAATGCAAGAGTTGCAGATCTACCAGGAATGTATCTCATTACCTGTTTGGTTTGACGAATGACTTTACTTCCAGCAGTAGATCCAACTTGCATTACAATATTACTGGTATTTGCATTAAATGTTGCAGTTCCAACTCCAACTATTCTTTCATCCCATACATCAGTTTCCTTTCCATACTGGAAGGTGTTAAAGAATACTGTTTGATATGGAGATATTTTAAATCTATTATTACCAGTAAATTGAGGTCTCCAATCTGTCTGGTTTCCCCAGTGATCTGCAATATTAAAAACCTCAAATAAAGATCTTTCTTGGTTTAGAAAGTCTTGCTCATTTTTATTCCACTGTGCCATGAATCAATCACTCCAAGATAATCTTTCTGGTCTGTATCTTTGTGCGTCTTTAACTTTTAAAGAATTTGATGTTGATGGATAAATGTTATGAACGATTGCTCCAGGATATTCGCCCTGAAGTTGCTCCGCAAGTTCATTTTTATCCATTATTTTACCTTCAACTTCCATACGATAAAGTCTTCCTTGCCAAACTACATCAGCGAGAAAAGATTCTTTAGTAGTTTCGGGTTGTGAAGAATTCATATAGAGATTTCCATTGAAATCTCCAGCAATGTTGATGCTTTCTGAAAGAAATTGTTGAAAAGATTTCATTTTAATTACAGTTCCAACGACGTAGTGCTTTGTTAATTCTTGAATCTGGATCTCTTGCAGTTTTTGCAGAGGTCAACTTTGATTTCATTCCTTTCATTCTGCTACAAAAATTTTTACGACGACCTGCCCTTTTACCTGTTGGGTTTTTTTCAGTTACTGCAGTCTGAAGTTTTGAACCTGGATTCTCACGACGGTAAGCATCAACTGCTTTTTGACTTAACCCGTCAGTTTTGTCTTTGCGATTTACAGATTGCCAATCTTCCATAAATTGAGAGAATGACTTGAGATGATACTCATCCGCAAGAGGGAGTTTTGGACCTTGCAACTTTCTTTCTGCTGCTGCTTTTTCACCAGAATTAGTATTTCCTGTGGCAAGATTTCTAATTTTTGCCATTTTTTGTGCTTGTCTATGACCTGCACCAATTTCAAAACTAATCTGTTCTTTTTGCATCTCACCACTATCTACATAATCTGCTGCAGCATCAAGATAATCTGCCGCTTTAGTAATTTTTGATTGAACCCACGCTTCAATATTACCTTCACCTTTCATTTTCTTACGAAGTCTTTTTGCAGCAGAAATAATTGTGGAAATTTCTGAGCGAGCCATTGAATACTCATGATCATATGACTCTGGAAAATTTCCAGGATGCACAGTAGCAATGCTATATTTCTTTTGATTTGGAGAGAGGGGTTCAGGTATGGAAAACATATCCCAATATTTTGGACCATATTTACATTCCGCTCTCGTTTCTGTTTTTTCACATTTGGGGCAGTATCTTCTCATTTCCATTTCCTCATTTGCCTTTACACAATTATTGTATGTTTTTCCAAACATTTTCTTTGTGCCCTTCTTTTTATACCCAGGCCAACACTTTTGACCTTCATCAATAACAGTCTCTTCAGACTTTGTGCCCCAACTTGCAGCACCTACTTTACGACATTTGACCAGTGCTCCAGATGCATATGCACTTGGCCAAACGTCATATCTTGACTTTACTTTATGGTAGCAGGCATCTTTTTTTCCACTACCCTTTCCTTTAATGTCTCTTTGAGCTTCGTTGATTTCCATCGTTTCGTTAAGTCCTGGTTCTGGTTTAATGTAATTTGGATCTTTTTTACCTTTGGCAAAAGTTTTAACCAACGTTGGCTTTGCACTACCACTTTTTGCCTGTTGCCCCGGATCTTCCTGTCTTTTTCTACGCACTGCTGCTTTAATAATTGCTTCTCCCTTTTTTCCTTTTGCTCTGAGAGAAGAGAGTCTTGCACTACTAAAACACTTTGGAGTTTTGGTTTCTCCGGGCTCATTGGCACATGGAGAACCGTCTGCTTGCACCCAACCAGGTTTTCCTTCTTTTGATTTTGATCCCTTAAACCACTGGTGCAATGACCCACTTCGCTCTTCAGTAACATCCTTAAATTTTTTGTGTTCTTTTTTGGCGGATGCTTCCATTTTCTTGAGTCGAGTATAATAATCAGGAATTTCGTCTAGATGTTGAAGAGCAATTTCTTTAGCAAGAGTATGATTTTTAGTATGCTCATGCTCAATAGGTTCACCCATATCCAATTGCTTTTGGATGAAAGAAACCTCCATACGATGCTTCTTCGCAATTTGCTCAACAGTCTTAAATGGTTTCAATTGCTCTTTCAATTTCTTTTTACGACCTTGACAATGAGCTCTTTGTGAAAACCCCTTTGGATTGTCGCAGTCAATAGATTTTTTATATTTATCTGACCAACCCATTAGGATAGTAAAATTACTCCTTATTATTTAGAAAACCTTGCTTGAGTAATTTTGATAATTCGGATGTTGACCCAACAAAAACTGCATTATTTGTCACATTATTAGTTGTCTTTACAGATTCATCTTCAACATCTTTGAGTTTTTTCTGCAAATCTATAAGTTTATCTGTCACATCTCCAACACTCTTAATTAACTGTCCAGCAACTTCGTACGCTCTTGGACTTCCACCTTCTCCTGCAAGCTCCATTATCCCATTAATTGCTTCTTGCCCCTTTTCAATTAAGGAGTATAGATTTGCTCTGGTGTATTCATAATCTTTTTGAATATCATCCACTTTTAAAGGAGATATCTTTAAATCATCTTTTACCTTTTCTACTTCAACAATATTACTTTCAATATTAAGAGCAGAATCTAAACTGTCAAATGTATTACTCATACTAGGTTAAATATCCCTTTGTTGTGTTGGACTATAAGTTTTAGAGTCCTCAAAACTTTGCCAAGTTTCATTAAACCCAAAGTCATCATCTGGATTTGCATCAATAGGATCTGGAGTAAGTGTATATCTCATCTCTCTCTTTGCTGTTGCAATATCTGTTGAATTATAGTAATCAACCTGAACCTTACGAATAATACCATCTGTAGAATCTGCAATAGGACCAAACAGATATGTTTTTACTGTAAAGTTAAAGGTATAAATTAATATTCTTCTTGTTGAAAAGTCTCCTTCATAATCATCAGTAAATGATACATTATCCAAAACGATGGGAATATCTCTTTTTTCTCCAATAGAATCAATCAAATCTACCGTTAGATTGAATGATGGTTGAAAATAAGGTAGTATTTGTTCAACTACTTGCAGGGCATCATCCTGCAATTTTGTCATTACATTTAATTGAAATCCAATGTTATATGGAACTGGTAAATAAACTTTTTTTAAATTTGTCCCATCAGATGCTTTAAATGTTTGAGTAATATTTGCTTTCCTAGTCGCATCATATTGAATAGATGTCATCTCAAATGCCATTCTGGGTAATGTAATGGCAATTGGTTTATTTAATTCTGGTTGCTGTTGGATTCTGGCAAGAAATTTTTGAATTGGACCATATGCCAAAGCAACCTTCATTTCACTTATACTATCACCAGTGGAATCTTTGTGCCTTATGTAAATATCATTGAAAACTGTTCCAAATGCAATGACAGTTCTTCTGATAATTTCATGATAGTAATATGTTCCAAGCATTAGAATGTACCAAATGGATTTGATTCTGAAAAATCTACGATGCCTTCGGCTGCGTTTTCAATTTCTACATTTTCACTATATTTATCATATTGGTCCCATGTATCATATGATTGGACAGAATAAATTGCACTTGACGCAGATCCAACAAGAATTTCTCCTGGATAAAATTCTTTTGTTGCAGCATTATCTACAAAAGACACCTTAAGAACTCTTGTATCAAGATCCCACGACTTGACTCTACCACGAGTTCC